GCATAGCATGTTTGATATTAGGAAACAACTGGTGTTGCTTCTGCATATGCAATTGCGTCTAGTTCTTCCCATGTGATGCCGAAACGGACGAAAATTGTATACTCAATTGTGTCCTTCTTTGGCTTGTACTCACGGTTGACAGTGATATCTCTTTGAAAACCCCATACACGGTTCTGTGGGAATGTCAAATCAACAAAACCCGCAGGGAAGTAAGGAACTTCCTGAACGTCAATGCCAAGAACACGAGTGGTACGAGCGCCACCAAATGTCTGTCCACCACCTGAAAGGTAGTCTTCACGACGGCCTGGTGTACCGCTAACTCTTGGCATAAGTGCCTCTGAGATAGCATCTGCAAGTGTACCGTTGTTCTTAACAATGTTTGCAAAGACATCTGTACCTGCATAGAACTTGAGTCCTGACTTGATAGCACGGTACTTGCGTGGGAGAGCATAAATGATCTCCTGCATTACCTCAGGTGTCCATCCTCCTGTTGTATCAACAACGGCTTCGTGTGAATCTCCATCAACTTCTTGATTTACGAAACCGTTCATGATGCCAAGGAATGGGTCCATACCTGCGTTACCATTGATAGCAAGATCCTCAAGGTCATTACCAAATGCGTTTGTCATCAAACGAACTAGGTGATCTTCAAGTGCTGCACCTTCGATGTTATCTTCAAGTGCCTCAGTTGAAACCTCCCAGTCAAGACGAATCTTCTTTGTGGTAAGTTCTACCTTTGTGAATGTTGCACCAGCGTTCTGGTATTCACCAAGTGCCTGTGCTGCTGAACGGATAACACGCTCACCTACGTTAACCTTTTCAAGTTCAATCGTGTTTGCACGCATTGTAACTCTACGGCCATCTTGGGCGAGAACTGTTGCATCCCAAACATAGTCGATAAATCGACGAGCCTGTTCTGGGTTTAGAATACCACCAGGTGCTCCGACTGGATTAACTGCATTTGGGCCTGTTGTGTCTCCATAGTTTGCAACTGGAATATTTCCTGCTGTTCCCCATGCATCACCACCTATTACTGGTTCTGTTCCACCGATTCCGAGGTTTGCTACTGCGCCCTGACCCTGATATAGACCTGGGTTTGGATCGCCATACTCTCCTGCATCACTTGGTTGGTTCTTAATAATTTCTTGTGCCATTTTGTTTCACCTCCTGAATTTTTCTGTTTTATTTAAATAGATCGGCATTTTTGAGGAAACTGCCGCCCCAAAGTGACTTCCGAATCACTACTGGTTGTTCCTGCAAGATCTCGCCAAGATCAGCAGACTTACGGAAAGCAGTGTCCTTTTCCACAGCGTCCACGCGCTTTCCAAAACTATCTTTTACTTCACTTACCTCATTGCTGACTCCAGCAATCGCCTTGTTAATGCCTTCAATCTTGGCATCAAGAGCCTTTACTGTTTCAGCAAGAGTGGAAAGTGCAGATGTAAGATGATCGGTAATGCCTTCAATCATTTTGGTTGTGGCATTAACATCTTCTTCGCTAACTGCTGCTGGCGCAACAGCCTTGCCCATTCCAGAACACTTTTCGCACATTCCGTTATTCATGTCTGAAGGAGAGCATGACATTCCGCATTCCTTGCAGTTAGCCATTCCCTTATCCATTTCTTCATTCATGTCATCTTCTTCTGTGACTTCGACTTCAAGAGCCTTTGTTGCGTCATTTACGCTGACGGGAATAGCATCCTCCATTGGTGGGTTTACTTGTTCCTCGCTCATTGACTTTTCCATCTCATCGACAACGATAATATCTGAATCCATCTTGCTTACCTCCTTTACCTCTGATTTACTAATCGCATTAACTTTTTCTAGTAATGAAATATTCTTAATAAGGCGACGACTTGTTGGTATTATTATACCGTCTTTTTGTGAATATGATTTTATTATGGCAATAGGATCATCTGATTTTGCCATAACAGCGACCTCTTCAGACGAAAGCCTTGCTCCACCCTTAAATACTAAGTCAATCACCTTACCATATTCATTATTAAATTTAACGTATGAGTCAACTTCAATACCCTTTTGAATTGTTGATTTTTTTGTGCTGATGATAATACTTTTTATGACTGAAGCCTTGTCAGCATCATTACTCTCTACAAAGCCAATATTTGCCATAGCCTTATCGCATTGTGGGCAAGCCTTGTTCTGGCTGTATGCCATTTGAATTACATCGTCTTTTCTGCACCAAAATACGTTCTCAATTGTTGCCTTCATAAGGTATCCTGTTCCTTGGCCTTTTTCAATACTGATAACATTAGCAAATTGATTTGCTGGATTGTCAACCAAAGAAAGTTCGCTAAGTGAATATTCTTTAATTACTTGATATTTCTTACCCAACTCTTCATCATAGACATCTTCTGCGTCATGAACCTCGCCACCAATTGAGAATGCGCTGAGCGTTCCGTCAAGTACCTTCTCCCATGTATCCTGAGCACCCTTGCTCACATAGGCAGACACATAAATTCCGTTATAGAATTTATTGGTATCCTCATCAAAATATTTCTCCTCTTTAAAGGAAACTACCTTGCCAACAGAAATTGGCTGATGCATTTCTCTTATGTTTCCTCTGAAAGATTCAAAAGCCTTGATTGATGCCTCAAGCGGAACAACATCACC